ATTCGCTTGTCAAAGGATTCTTTAAATTCTGCTCAACGGATAGCCATCTCTTTGCTATTGTGCTTCGGTTTTTACTTCCGACAGGTCTGCCTTTTGGGTTTCCTGATTCGCCTTTTTTAAATGGTATTAGATTCTTGTTAGCCATCTTATAAGTTTAATTGTATTGTAAATTCATTCGCCTTTCGCTTTGCACTTCTTACCATTTTAGGATATAAACGTATTAAATCTTTAATCGCTTGCCTTTCAATATCAATTGTTCTGTAATCCTTGCATCCCCCCTCGGTAGTCCAGTGTTCATTCTCCCAATGCAAATATCGTATGCCCAAGATACCGCCATATTTTACAATATGTCTTAGGCAGATTTCGTAATCTTCCTTTACCTTAAAATTCTCATCAAAGTAAAACTCGCCATCGTTTATTAAACCCATACAAGACGCTGTTAAATATGTTCTTGTCAATATAGGCTTGTAAGGATAAACAGAGCGAGGTGCAGCTTCCGTCTTAACACCCCACATTTTGTAGTTCATTTGCTGACATAAATCAAAAGCTTTGTGGAATTCTTCAAACCAAAAAGCCTCATCTCTAATTTCTACCTTTTGTGATTTCCTTTCATTTAGTTTTGTATATCCTACATTTTTTGCATCGTCATCCAGAAATACGACTTTTTTTTCATTCGTGTTTTTCAAGATCCAATTGCGAGTAGGTGTTATGCCTTGCACATCATTGGGTACAGCTTGAACATTTTTAATGTTGCTATACTGATGCACTTCGCTTTGCGGAACAAAGAATGTAGCGATGTTTGGCAGTATTTTATTTGTTGTTGTTCTGCCCGCTCTATTTTTACTTGGTACTGCTATTAACATATCTTTGTTTAAAATCTTGCCATTCCATAACCCTCTCCAAACCTACTGCATCGAATGCACTTCCTTTTTTGTATCCGCCTTTTCTTACAATCTTAAGCTTTAAGGTTTCTTTTATCTCCTCCCAATCAACGCTGTTAGGCTCAGCCATAATCAAAATGTATTCTTTGGGTGGTTCTAATTGAACGCTTTGCTCAAGCTCAATCTGCTCATCTTCCTCCATTTCATCAATACGCTCATCTATAGGCAATTCTAAACCCCATTCTTCCAACTGTTCTGCTTCAAATTCATTTGCTAAAGCATCCCAATCCCATTCCCCTGAACTGATGTTGTCCTTTACTATGAACTCCCTCTGTTGTTCCACTGATAATGAGCTTGCTTTGATTATATAAACTTCTTTTAATCCAGCCTCTTTGCATGCTCTTAATCTTTGGTTGCCTCCAAGTACAATGTTATCATCATTTACTATGATAGAACGCAACTGCAACATCCAGGGAGCTTCCTTGATAGACTTGACTAATTTACGGAAGTCATCATTTTTTATTACCCTTGGGTTATTTGGGTTATTCTTTACTTGAGATATTTTTACTTTTTCTATTTGCATTATTCGTAAGTTTCAAAAACCGTCTTCATCTTGTTATGGATTTCCCTTAGGCAACTTGCGCAGTTTGTTGCGTTTGTTTTTACTCTAAAGATTCGGCTGTATATTTTTATCATCTCATCTCTTTCGCTTGGTCTATAAGTTGTTGATTCTTTTGCAAACCATTCCTTTAGCCATTTGTATTCGTCTTCCAGTAAGCAGTCAGGTTTCTTTGTAGTTCTAAATAACTCGTTGAGCTTTTCTTTACGATCCTCGCATCCGCAGTCCTCGCCTAAAATAAACTTTGCGACCTTTGCAGCTCCTGTTTTCTCTAAGACCTCTTCAACTATATCGCCAACTCCTTTGGCTGGTTGCTTTCTTGGTTTCCGTTTTTTTGTTGTTTTACTCATATCTATTTTATTAAATGCACAATAGTGATTCCATTACATCAATCTCTCTTTGCGTTTGTGTATCCGCTTTTAGGTTGCCTACAAGCTTGCTTTTTAGTCTTCGTATTTCTTGCTTGATGTACTTGGTTCTATATATTGGTCTGGTCTCCTCTTCCTTTTGAACTATGTATCCGTGTTCCTCCAGCAGCTTAATGCTTTCCTGGATCTTTGCTTGTTGTTCTCTGTAATGGTTAAATATTTGATTTTCTATACTCATCGTTTTTTAGTTTAATGTATATTCCTTTCTCTGTTTCGCTTAAAGATGCAAAGTTGTATATCTTATCCTCAAGCATTTCTTTTTCTGTTTTGTAGTATGGTTCGTCTTTATGCCCTAAAGCTGGAGCGCTTCGAAGCCAAATTTTACGCTTAGTGCTTTTTCCGTTACCTATTTTTACTTCTTTGTATTTCATCTAATTGCAATGCTCACCGTCATCTTTGTAATTCTCATTCTTTAAGTCTTCTAACTTTATTGAATTAACTTTTTTACTATTAATCTCAACCATATAATCAAAATATCTTTCTTTAAATTTTTCTTTGATTATGTTTTTTGATTGTTTTAAACTATAAAATATCGTCTTTGTACTGATGTCGCTGCCTTGAGATATTTGCCTCATGCTTAACAACCCAGCTCTGTTTACGTCCTTTATTCCTGTGTATAATTCAAATAAGTTTTTGTCAAAATATTGCCAATTACAAGCCTCTTTTATAATATCAAGGTAAAAATCGCTGGGATCCTGAGTTTCGTAATAATCATAATCAACCGACAAAGCAAACTCTGTAATGTCCACCTTTTTAATTTTCTTTTTTTGCTTTATAAAATCATTGAAAAGAGACTTTAAAACTTTTAACAAATAAACCATGTTCGGTTTATTATCGTACAATGCTTTTTCCTCATTGCTATACTTCATCAGCTTTATATAAAACTCCTGTACTATATCCTCAGCGTAAACAATTTCCCCAAGCCACCTGATAAAAGTTATATACTCCTCGTGTTTTTCTTGAACTTTTACAATCCACTCCATTGTTTAGAATCTAATCAAATGTAGTGATTATTTTTTAAATCCCATAAATCCCATAAATCCCACCTTTTTCCCCATAAATATTTTTAGCATAAAAAAAGCGCCCATTTCTGAGCGCTAATTTCTAACTATTAAAACCCTTGTTAAAAAGGGATGTCTTGAGAATCGTTATCTAAATGAACTGATTCCATCTTCTCTGGTTGCTCTCGGTTAAATCTCCAAGCTTCCAAAGTGTTAAAATATTTTACTTCGCCTTTTGGGGAAGTCCATTCTCTGCCTCTAATGTTTATATCAACATCAACCGCATCGCCTACCTCGTAATCATCCAGGAGAGGGCATTTATCTTGCGTTAGCTGCAAAGAAACCAATTGCGGATACTTATCCTCCGTTTCAACTACAAAGTCTCTCTTTGCAAATTTTTGACTGATTTGTTGGGTTTCCCCTTTTAGGTGTAATCTTCCTTTTACATTCATATCGCTTCTATTTTAAATTGTTCGTGAATTAATGTCTCGTAATACTCTCGGCATTCCTTAACTCGGTTGTAAATCTTTTCGATTGCTTCAGGATCGTATGCAATCTCATAGCATTTTATTCTTTGCTCCTTTGGCACTCTCTCAAAGTTATGTTGCATTTCTACTGCATTTCGTACAATTGGGTTATCGTCTATCTCTTTGAGCTTGTAGTGTACTCTTCTAACCTCATCCTCAACAATGTCGCTTGGTGTATCTACTAAGCAATAAACAAGATAGGCTTTTCGTCTTCCTGTCAACTCCATGTAACCCTGTAGCTGGTAATAGTAATCCTTGTTCGGTACATCCTTTTTAAACCAAGGGAATGTTGTTGCATCGTAGCTACTCTTAACATCAAGCACAAAATCTTCATTCAGCACGTCAGGAGTTCCAGTTAGGTATTCATTCTCGTAAAACTCCTCGTTCTTTGACATTGCGCCCATCTTCAAAACCTCCTCGGCAAGCTCTATACTTGCATCTTCAACAGCTATACCCTTATCAATGGCTTTGCTCCATACGTCTTTGCTGTATCCGTACATGTTCTCAATGGCATAGTCCTCTAAATAGCTTTGGCATGTCTTGCTTAATTGCCCTTTTGTTCGGCTGTTAGCCATTATCTTTCAAATTGCGGAGCATCTTATTTTAAACTCTTGCATTTTGCGCCTCCTTTACTTTTTTTATTTGAGCCACAGTAAGGCTGTATCTTTTATCAATCCAAGTACCATCAATAATTTCGCCCTCGTGTTCTTTGCCAAACA